GTGCAGTTCGATGCGCGCGCCGCAAAGCAGCTCCAGGCGGGTCAGCACCTGCTGGTCGATGGGTGCCCGGGCCTGCGACTTGTGGCCACGCAGACCCGCAAGACCTGGACCTACCGCTACAAGGACGCGGCCGAGCGGATGCGCCAGGTGCGGCTGGGGCAGTGGCCCGCCATGGCGCTGGCCGACGCTGTCACGGCCTGGGGCGCAGCGCGTGCGCAAAAGGATGCCGGGCACGACCCGGCCACCGCGCGCCGCCAGGCTGTGCAGGAGCGCCGCGCCGGCGCCGCTGCGCCCACGGTGCGCGACTTGCTGGTGCTGTTTGCCGACCACCTGGCCATACAGCGGCAGGAAGAGGGCGCCGCACGGGCGCGCCGCACGCTCGAGCGTCTGCTGCAGGCTGAGCCGGAGCTCGCCGCCACCGCGCCCCACGCCGTCACCCGCGCGCAGGCCTACGACGTGCTCGACCACCGCCGCCAGTACCCGCAGGCGGCCAAGCAACTGCGCGCGCTGCTGGGGCAGGCCTGGGACTGGGCGCAGGACGCCGGGAAGGTGCAGCCCGGCGCGGTGAACTGGTGGCGACAGTTGCTCAAGGGTCAGTTGCGCAGCAAGGGCAAGATCGTCGGCGGGGAGCACCAGGGCCCGCGCCGGCGCGTGCTGACGCGCGCCGAGCTGCGCGTGTTGCTGCCCTGGGCGCATGCGCACATGTCGCAAAGCGCGCTCGACGGCCTGCTGCTGTACCTATACACCGGCATGCGCGGCGCGGAGATCTTCGCGCTGCGCACCGAGTACGTGGCGCGCGAGGATGACGGCTGGTGGATCACCTTCCCGGCGCACCTGCTCAAGATGGAGCGCGACGCCGACATCGTCGACCACCGCGTGCCGCTCGATGGCGTGGCGCTGGCCATCGTCCAGCGGCGCATGCAGGACGCCTGGCAGGGCTGGCTGTTTTTCACGGGCCGCGGCAACGTGCTGCGGCCCTACCACCGCAACACGTTCAGCAGCTACGTCTATACGCTGATGCCTGGATCAGCGAAGGCCAAGCGCCGCGCCGGCGAGGGCCTGGTGTGCCCGGTGGTGGACTGGTCGCCGCATGTGCTGCGGCGCACGGCGCGCACGCTGCTCAGCGCCATCGACTGCCCGGAGGACGTGGGCGAGGCCATCATCGGCCACAAGCCGGCGGTGATGGTCGCCAGCTACAACCTGCACAGCTACGACGCGCAGAAGCGCCTGTGGCTGGAGCGCCTGGCGCAGCTGGTGGACGAGCTGGGCGGCAGGCAGGAGGCACGGGTGGATCAAGCCGCCGCCGGCGACGCCTTGCCCGGCTTGCCGGCGCGGCCATAGCCGCTGTTCGGCGGTGGCAAGCAGCTGGAGACGGGGCGGGATGCCAGCCATTCCTCGACCTCGGCCAGCAGGTAGCCCACACGGCGCGCGCTCAGTTGGCGCGGCTTCGGGAATTCACCGGCCTGGGTCAGTTGTTGCACCAGCGACAGCGACAAGCCCACGGCCAGGGCGGTTTCCTCGGGCGACAGGGCCAGCGGGCGCATGGTGATGGTGGAGGGCAGGGCGCTCATGGTCGGATTCCTCCCTTGGCCGGGGTGCGTACAGGAATGCTGCACAGGAAGGCCAGATCCAGCTTGCGTAAAACATCCGCTGGCCTGTCATCCGGCAAGATGCGCGATGTTTCCAGCAGGTCGCTTGGCAGCCAAGGGGCTGCTGGTTTGGCCGTCGAAACGGCGTAGAGCGGTATCAGTCCAGAGATCTCGAGCGGCTGCTGCGACCAGATCCTGATATTGCCGTTCTCGGCAAACAGGGCGTAAGCGACAGGCTGTGCGGCTGTGAATGTGGGCGCCTGCCCGAACGCCTGAACACGCTCTTCCAGCCTCTCGACCATGCCCGCCGCATCGCGCAGCACCTCGGCAAACGCATCCAGTCCCGTGCGGTCCGCCAGGAGGCGCAGTTGTTTTGCTGTGGTGATCATGCGTCAGCTTCCTTTCAGGCCACCAGGCCGTAAATCTGTTGTTCGTGCGCGAAGTTCACCCGCACCAGCGCCTCTGCCACCGGTGGGCAGACGCTGTTGCCGCACATGCGCACTTGGGCGGTGGCGCTCAGTGGCACGGTGGGCAGGGCGCGCGGGTCCGCCACCTGCTGGCCATCGGCGAACAGCAGGCGCGGGTCGGGGATGCGGTCGATCACGTAGTGCTCGGGGAAGCCCTGGGCGCGGTACAGCTCGCGCGGTTTGAGCATGCGCAGGGTGATGTCCACCAGCACCCACCACTGGCCGGCGTGCCAGGCCAGCACCAGCTCGGCCGGCTGTGCAAAGTGCTCGGGCAGGTGCGCATGCAGCAGCTCGGCGCACAGGCGGGCGCGCTCCCGGTGCTGGGGCGCGATGCTGTCGGCCGGCACCTGCACGGCCTGCACCAGGCCCATGCGGGCCTTGGTGGGCAGGGTGTGCATGGGCTCGTGCAGGCCCTGCCACTGGCCGCCGCTGCTGTAGTACTTGACGGCGTAGGCCATGACCAGGCGCTGCTGCGCGCCGCTGGAGGTGATGGTGCTGGCCGGCGCGTCCACCGCGCGGCCGTCGCCGTCGTAGAAGCCGCCGTTGGCCTGCTCGAGGAAGGCGGTGACCAGGGCGCTGGGCACGCTGCTGGCTGTCACCGAGTTGAGCGGCGTCTCCAGCGACCGCGTGCCACTGCTCCAGCGTTTGGCGCCGGTGCTGCAGCTTTCGCCGTGGCCCATGTCCACCAGGGTGGCGGCCACCATGGCCTGCTTGATGCCGCCGGCGACAGCAGTGCCCAACGGCTGGCGGATGGGCTGCGTGCGGGCGTCCTGACCGGCGCGCTCGCCGTAGCCGATGGTGATCAGGTGGGCGGCAGCGCCTAGCGGAACGTGAACAGACGGCGCCAGAACATCCGCTGCCTCGCTTGTCGCGCCCTGATTTCGAGGTCCGCGAACAGTTGCGGGTCCTGCCGTTCGGCTTCGCGCATCGCTTTGGCCAGCGACTCGAATGCCCGCCCCATATCCTCGATCGTCGCCTGCGCCGCTGCAATACGCTGCCGCGCGCCCTCCACGTCCCGGCAGAGTTGTTCGAAGCGGTCTTGATGCGTCATGGTGGATTGCATTCTGCCTTCCCTGATGGCCTGCCACGAAAAAGGGCGCGCTGCTTGCCAACACATGCCGCCACAGGCCCTTGGCCACGCGCCGCAGCGTGTTGGTGGCCAGCGGCCTCGGGCGGTCGAAGATGCTCCTGCCCTCGATGTCCCAGTCGATGCACTCGGCCGCCGTGCGGTACGGGGCCAGCTGGCCGGCCAGCACGCGCCGGTCGGTGGGCTCGGCGTGCGTCTGCTCGGGCCAGGTGATGGGCAGCCCGTCGCGGCGGGCAACGAGGAACAGGCGCCGGCGGATGGTCGGCGTGCCGTGGTCGCAGGCGCGCAGCTCGCGCCAGTCCACTGTGTAGCCCAGCGCGCGCAGCTGGCGCACAAAGCTGTCGAACGTCTTGCCGCGCCGCTCGGGGCACGGCCGGGCATGGCCGTGTGCGTCCACGACCAGCGGGCCCCAGGTCTTGAACTCCTCGACGTTCTCCAGCATCAGCACGCGCGGCTTGCACAATGCCGCCCAGCGCATACCCACCCAGGCCAATCCACGGATGTGCTTGGCCACGGGCGTGCCGCCCTTGGCCTTGGAAAAGTGCTTGCAGTCGGGCGACAGCCAGACCAGCGCCACGGGTTGGTTGCCGGTCACGGCGATGGGGTCCACCTCCCACACGCTTTCGCACAGGTGGCGCGTGTGCGGGTGGTTCATGGCGTGCATGGCCAGAGCCTCGGGGTCGTGGTTGATGGCGATGTCCACGGGCCGGCCGAAGGCGGCCTCCAGCCCGGTGGACGTGCCGCCGCCGCCGGCGAAGTTGTCGATGATCAGCTCACCGGGGAAGGCGAGGGGCAGGGTGAAGGCGTCGCGCTTCATGCGGCGCCTTCCAGGCGGCGGAACTCGACCGCCCACACCCAGGGGTTTGCGTCCCAGGAGCCTGGGCCGTTGATCTGCTCCCAGAGCTGCGCGTACCAGCTGCGCGGGAAATCCGCGTAGCCAAACTCGCGCGAGATGCGGTCAATGCTGGGATGGCTGGGCGGCGCACCCTCGGCCATGGCATCTGCCTCGCTGATGTCCTGCAGCCGCTCAACGCGCACGCCAGTGATCTCCAGCGTGATGCGGCTGGCCCAGCGGGGCATGTGGATGCTGGGGCGCCAGGGCCGCAATTCCAGGCACTCGTCCTCAGCGCGGTAGAAGATCTCCGCACCCGGCTTGAGCTGGTCGTTGCGCTCAAAGTGGCTGAATGTCTCGCGCACCCACAGCCGGTCGCCGGGCTGGCCGTAGGGGCAGCGCCACTCCTTCGCTGGATCAGTGATGTCGCATTTGCCATCGCGCAGCCAAAGATTCGGGTGGCCGCAGTAGCGGGCATTCACCATGCCTTGACGGGCTACTGGCTGCGGCTTCACCACCCGCCGCGTCTGCGTCTTCGTGCTCTGTAGCAGCGCGCGCACCATTGGAGCGGAAAAGAGAATCGGACGTTCTTTCATCTTGTCCCTTTCACAACGCCATCACCTGCACCCCGCCCGGCGGGTGCCCCATCCGATCCCACACGCGGCGCACGCGCTGCTCGGTCAGCCGGTGGCAGCGCACCATCGTGCGCGCGGGCAGCGTCCGCAGGGCGGCCTGGTAGTCCTCGAGCACGGCGCGCACCGCGGCCAGGCCGGGGCCGTCCAGGCGGATGGCCTGGCCCTGCAGCGAACGCTGTCCCGCATGGGCCAGGGCGGCGATGGCGTCTTGCAGCAGACCGCTGCGGTCGCGCACCTCGACCGGGTCGCCGTCGCAGTCCAGCCAGTGGCTGGCGATGGTGCGGCCTTGCGCGTCGCGCTCGGGTGCTGCGCCCTCGGTGACCAGCGTCTCCAGCAGGTTGACGGCGTCGCTCAGCACGCGCCAGCTGTCGGTGCTGGGCTTGGCGCCGTGCACCAGGTCGTGCAGGCCGCCGTTCATGCGCGTGAGCTGGTGGCGGATGTGCTGCTCGGGCAGCGGCTGGCTGGTGCTGGCGGCCAGCTCGTGCAGCAGGGTGTAGGTCATGCGGCTGCGGTGCGATCGCGGGTGGCGTTTCATGCGGCGGCCTCCGCGCGCGCCGCGGTGCGGGCGTCGTGCGTCACCACGGCGTGCAAGTCGTGGTAGCGCGCCTCGAAGGCATCGCGCCACTCGCTCCAGTGCATGTGGGCGCGGCTCGGGCGGTTCAGGCTGGTGGTGGCCGCGCGCACCGGCTGGCCCGGCGCGTCCAGTTGCGGCCAGGGCGTGCTGATGCCGGTCTGCCACTGCAGCAGGTCGCGCCGCTCGGTGGCCAGCGCCTGCAGGTCGATGGCGTGGATCTCGACCCGGTGCGCCAGGAAGGCGCGCTGCAGCCCGAAGTGCGCGCGCAGCGTGCGGGCGTGCTGGGCGGCCAGGGCTGTCCACGCATCGCCCAGCAGGCGCTTGACGGGAGTGGACACGTCGCCCACCACGCTCTCGTGGGCGTCGTGCATCAGGCAGCACAGCTGCACGATGGGCGCGCAGCCGGCTTCGTCGGCCAGGTCGGCGCACAGCAGGCTGTGCTCGGCCACGCTGTAGGGGCGGCTGGCAGCGCCTGCATAGCGGTTGATCTGCGCGAGCTGGTGGGCGATGGTGCCGATGGTGTAGGCGGGCGGTTGGCCGCTGTGGCTGGTCAGCGGCTGCTCGGCGCCGTTGGCCAGCAGCACGAAGGTGGTGGCAAGGCTCATGGCTGCGCGCCTCCGTCCAGGGCGGTGATGCGCCCGTCAGGCCAGTACAGGCGCTGGCCGGCGCGGCTGGGCAGCGCGTAGGCGTGCAGCGCGCCGGGGCGGCCTTCGTAGGGGCGCAGCTCGGCGCCGTCGTAGCGCTGGTACTGGCCATAGCGCCCATAGGCGTCGGTGCCGCACCCAACGTCGGGCGCCATGGGCAGGGCGTACACGGCGGCCACAGGGCGGCTGGTCTCGCTCACGGCTTGCAGGCCGCTGCGCTGCAGGCGCATCAGGTTGAGCTTGAGCGCCACCCCGTGGGGTGAGCGGCCCAGGTGCTGCGCCATCTGGACGATCGACTGCTGGCGCCAGTGGTCGGCGACGTAGCGTTCGTGCGCCTCGCACCAGGTGCGGCGGATGCGCGGGCGGTGGATGCTGGGGACAGCGTCTGCTGCTGCGGCGCTCATGGCTGCTGCCCCGCCTTGGCGGCGGCCTCGGCGCCCAGGGCGGCGTACGCGGCGCCGTTCACATAGTCGTCGGGGTTGTACTGGCCGTTGCGGGCCGTGGTGGCCGCGCGCGTCAGCTTGAGCACCGCCATGAACTGCCAGCCCTGGCGCTCGGACAAGGTGGTGCCCTCGATGGCGTTGAAGGCGGCCACGCAGGCGGCCATGCTGCGTTCTTGGCCCGTGCCGTTGCCGGCGGTGTCGCGCTGCTGGCCGCGCTGCAGGATGGTTTGCGCAGCTTGGCGCAGCAGCTCGACCGGGGCGTTATCGGTGGGCATGGGCAGGGCGGCGGCGCTGCGTGTGGCGGGTGGGCGTTTGGTGGTCATGGTCCCCTCGGGGGTGGTGGGTGGCTGGGGGGTGGTCAGGCGGCGAGGGGAATCAAGCGGATGGCTACAGCCGAGCCCTTAAAGCTATTGAGCTCGTCGCTCTGGAGGCCGCTGTCGAAGTGGCAAAGCCAGGCGTAGTGGGCGCCCTCCGTGTCGGCCGTCCAGTGCCACTCGCCGCGCAACTTGTCGAGGGCGTTGGCAAACAGCAGGGCTGCGACGGGGCGCGTGGGCAACGTGGCGCCCAGCTCTTCGGCCCAGGCAAGCGCCTGCTGGTGGTCCAGCTCGTTGCCCTGGTCGGGCAGGAGCACTACGGCGCAGTGCACGCCATCGGGGTTGGTGGTGATGCCGCAAAAGATGCTGCCGCCCGGCGTGGTGCCCAGGCTGGGCATGGCGGCGTCCAGCTCGGGCAAATCGGCGAAACGAATGGAGTGGGTGGGCACGGGGTGGCCTCTCAGGTGGTGGCTGTGGTGGGATGGGGCGCCGCGGCCTTGGCCCCTGCGGCGGGCGCTGCGGCGCGGGGCAGCAGCGTGGGCTGGGTGCGGATCACGCCGCGCATGTCGTCGCCGTGGGCGTGCAGCTCGTGCAGCTCCACCAGCAGGCTGTCGCCGGCGGCCAGGGTGCGCGCCCATTGCTCGGCGCCGGGCCACTGGCACAGCGCGTCGATGCGGCTCTTGCCCCAGCCGGCGCCCACGCGCTCGATAAGCCGCAGCAGCGGCACGCGCTCGCCGGCCAGCACGACTTCGGTGCTGGACATGCGGACGTGGAGCATGGTGGGCTGGGAGCGCATGGCGGCGGCCTGCGTGGCGCTTGTCAGGCTTCGCTGGCCAAGGCGTCTGCTGCCCACCACTGTTCGACAGCACGGCCATCCGCGCAGCGGTAGCGGATCAGGTAGTTGTCGGCGGCGTTGGTGTACTGCGCGCGGCCGATGACTTCTCCGGCTTCTCCGCTGGCGCGGATGGTCACTTTGGAGCCGAGGGGAAAGAGGAATTCAGGCATGGGTTCTCCATCCAGGGTTGGGAAACTATGAAACTGATAGCTGCTCGCGCTTATCTGGCGTGCTTTTCAGCCAGAAATGAGCACGATGAACGCCGCCACGGTCAGCGTGGCGCTGGCGAACCAGGCGGCGATGGCCAGCTGGAGTGCGACCTCGGCACCGCGCAGGTGGGCGCCGGCGTAGTCCAGCTCGTTGCTGGCGTCGGGCAGTTCGCATGCCTGAGGGCAGGGGCAGCGGGCAGGCGCCTGAGCGCAGCGATCGGCGCCGCAGGCACGGCCCAGGTTGGCGGCGGCGCTCATGCGGCGGTGCCCCGCGGCAGGGGGATGGCGACGATGGTGCGGTGGCCGTACAGGGCCATGGCGTCGACCACTGCCTGGCTGGCGCTGGCGGCCAGGGCGATGTAGGTCAGGCCGGCGCAGCGGATGCGGTAGGGGCGCAGGGCGGGCTGGGCGGCGGTGGGCATGGTCATGCGGCACCGCCTTACTGCCCAGCACTACCATGCCTCGTCGAACGACGGAGGATGAAATGCTGGAGACGTTGCTGAACAAAGTGGAGGCGCTCATCAACGAGCGCGGCTCGGCGGCGGTGCTGCGCGAGCACCTGGCCCTTTTGCGAGAGCGGATCGGGACGCTGGAGCGCGAGAACGAGGATCTGCGCGCGCAGGTGCAGCAGGCGCAGGCGCAGATAGGCCAGGATCAGGACCGGCTTCGCCGCTTTGCGCAGGACAACCCAAAGGGGTGGCGGTGCGACGCATGCGGCGGCCCGGACCTCAAGCGCATCGGCAGCCGGCCCGATCCGGTCTTCTGCGACGTGGGCATCAAGCAGGCCGTCATGCGATGCAGGGCGTGTAGTGCCGATTCTTTCTTCACGCTGGACCCTTGAGGCCAGATCGACAGGGCGCGGTGTGCTCATGCCGGCACCTCTTCCAAGCGCTCAGCGCGATCGATCACGCAACCGGTGATGCTGGCCGCGGCGCGCAGGGCGTGCGCAGCACTGGCGGCGCGCACCTGCACGAAGGGCAGCAACCCGGTTTCGTCTGCAACCGGCAGGCCTTGGGGGGTCTTGGGGTAGTGGTAGCAGCGGTAGCTGCGTAGCGGGGCGATGTGCATGGCGTCTCCTGGAGGTAGGGGCGCGATCGACCGCTGGCCCCGTCACAGCTGCGTGTGCTGCTTCGGGCGGAGTATCACGAATGTGAAAGTCCGTGTCAACACGATTGTGAGAATACCTTTTCGGGCTTTCTGTTTTGCCGTCCTGGCGGACGAAAAAAAACCCGCACGGGGCGGGCTGGCACGGGTCTGGTTGTGTCAACGACAGGCTTGCATCTCGCGAATGACCTTCCACCGCGCCTCACGCTCCTGTGGTGTCAATGAAATGCTGGTTGCTGACGTGATAGCGTTGTTGATCTCGTGCGTGCTGGGGCATGGACCCGTCTTGCCATTTCGCTGCTGGCGCCCGCCGTGGCCGACTGCCTGGCCTGGGCGGTGTTGGAAGGATTCCACACGGCCATTGCGGGTGTAAACGTACCAAGTCTCGTTTGGCCGCTCAAAAATTGCTTGTTCACGCATGGTACCTGTACTCATGTCAGTGTTCACAAGCGTGGCCAGGCCCATGGCTTCGTTGAGCTGCTTGACTGTCATCCCCACCATTGGCCGCTTTTCCCGAATGGCAGCCGCCATTTCGTTGTCCGCGCGCATCGCATCGATCCTTCCCTGTGCGTCCGCCGCCGCGGTCGCGTCGCCGGATCCACTCGCTGGCCGCACCGTGATCGCTTCCCCTTTGCCAGCGCAGGGCGCATCCTGGTAGACGATTTTGCCGTCAGAGCCTGTGCATTTGTTGATGGCGTGGGCGGGGGAGGTTGTGAGGAGTACCAGGATGCCAGCGACCAGAAGTTTCATAAGGACGTCTCCTCTCTGCTGTGATTGGAATTTTGGCATGAAGGGCAGATGCGACAAGGCCGGCCCGTACGGGTGCTATGTGGAGGTTAAGTCCAAGGTGAGCTACTGCCTATACATGCCATATCAGGCGGGCAGAGGCAAAAAACCGCCTGGATGAGCGGCTTTGTGCGCCGCACCGAATGCTGAGCGGCAGCGGTGCACTCATGAAAAAGCCCGCTTGAGGCGGGCCTATCCTTGCAGGTGTTCAACCTTTACGCCGCATCCGCGTAAACCCGAACATGGCCAATAGCGAGGACAGGCCGATCAAGCCCCACTCGGAGAGCGTAGGGATGCTGGCTGGGGCCGGTGCCGGCGCGCGGCTGACGGTCAACGATGCTGCGACCGGAGGGGAGACAATGTTCGTGATGGCAAAGGGGCCTAGGGATGTGCCATGTGGAGATCCGTTCAGCGTATGAATCTGAGACCCCGTCATGGTCAATGGGCCGACAGGCGTCTTCAGATCAAGGCCTGCCAGTACGCCGTCGAAATGCAGGAGATCTTCGCCACCTGGGCCATAAATGCCTGCGAACATCCCTGCGCTGCTGACGCACAGTGTCATCGGGGTGGTGAAGCTCGCAGGCGCTGCGCCATTGATTGATAGCGTGGTCGTGGTACCGGTGATGCACGGTCCGGTGTCATAAACGAAGGCTCGATTGGAGACGGCGTCGCTGTCTCCCCGGACGACGATGGAAAGTGCTGCTGGACCAAATGCTACGCCGTTGAGGGCGCCGGAGACGCCGCCCACGGAGTAGGTGTATGTCGTTGGCAGCGCATAAGCGGCGGCGCTCGCAAACAGCGCTAGCGCGCCAAGCAGTTTTGCCATTGTTTTGTGCATATCCCTCGCTCCTATTAGATTTGGGCCGCGATAGTACTGGCGGAAGATCCGGGCCGCTAGAGTGATTCCCCGGGGGAGGTATCGCTGCCGGGCCGTAGAGGCGAAAAAAAGCCCGCTCGGGGCGGGCTTGGAATGGTCGAGGACGCGAAGGGGCTGTTGCGGTTGCTGGCGGTGGAGGTGTTTAGCGCTGCCCGTGGAGGCGTGAAAAAAGCCCGCTCGGGGCGGGCTTTGTGGCACGGGGCGGGATTGTGAGATTAGGCGGCCTGAAGATCTGCTTCGGGACCATTTTTGCGCCACTCGACGTCCAGAGTGAAGTCCATGGGAATCTCAATAGCTGGCTGGTCGGGGTTCACACTGTTCCAGTGGTCGGCATCCAGCGACAATTGGACGCCATCGCCAACCATTTGCTCGCGCCGATGAATGAGCGACTTGAGTATCTTGTGGCGAGGGGCCTCGTCAATGTCTATCCACAAGGACATTTGTGAGCCATCCTTCACGTACAAAAGTGCATGGTTGGCTCGATATGGGCGACCTGTCTTTTCGTCTTTACGGACCTCAGTCCGTGCAGCTTGTGCAAATTCTTTCGCCAGTATTTCCAATGGCGACTTCGGTTTTGGCAGTTTCCAGCCGCGTCCAGCAGCAAACTTGGCAACCTCGTACATATCGACCTCTGTTGCGCCCGTCTCTTCTTTATAAAGACGGATCAGACGCTGCTTGTGCTGTGCTTGCGTAGTCATAAATACCCTCTTACTCACCAATCGGGGCAATATCGCCCCACCCGTCCACAATTGCGCTTGGCGCAACGAAGTGGCGAACCTTCACAAGGTGTGCCCTAAAAAGTTCATAGCGCTTTGTATGGTGCTGAATTTTCCCTGCAACGATACCAGGATGGACGCCTAGCGTTTTTGCAAAACCGAGAACGTCACGCTCAGCAAAGAATGGGGCCTTGCGTGCGATAAAAGCGTCCATCATTTTTGCTGGTACACCAAATTCTGCGGCCGCAAGGTTTGCAAGCCTTTCGATCTCTGGCAAGTCTTCGCTACTTCCCGCCTTCTCGCCCTCTAATTCAGCATCCAGGAGAGGGAACTCAAGACCATCGCGGTTTTTTACGTGTTCAAGTTCATGTCGTAATACGAACCAGAAATTATCAATTCGGTCAAATCGCAGAGACATCCCAATCACTGGGCTGCTTTCGTCAAGCCAAAAGCAGACTCCATCAATTTTTGCGCTTGGAAGTGATTCGACAACAACAAATCTGATTCCGGCCTCCATTAGGAGACGAGGCACACGCCGAGTTTCTTCAGCGGCGGACATCAATGGCTTGAGTTTTTCGAGAAGGCCTTTGAACGCGAACGGCGTGTACTTCGGGACTAGGGTGTCCTCAGCAATCTGCCGCACCCTATGTATCCAAGCCAACTGTGCAAGAGATGGAGCAAAGTTTGCGTCCGTCTTCTTGGCTGCATGCGGTAGCGCTTGAATATCGCTGACTGAAGAGACACCAAAAAATCCGGCCAACGCGACCTCTACCTGCGACACATCCTTTGGATTCTCGATGTGCTTGAGCCAACCACGGCGCAAGAGCTCGGCAACTGGCAGCCCACCAAAGACATTAGCCCTCACTGCTCGGCGTGGATCCGGTCTAGCAGCGATCCGTGCTTGCGCCAACTCGTAGGATTTCTGCAGCGCAAGAAAGTGCTCGGCGTGCACGCCAAAAACCTCTTCCAAGGCGACAGCTCTGTCCGCAGACATCGCCAGTTTGGAGGAGATCAGACGAGTGACGGTTGCCTCGTCAATTTCCAGCGCGATGGCCAGGACCTTGTTAGTCCATGCGCGCTGCTTGAGTAGGGCATCTACAAGTTGACCAGGGGTTTTGAATTGTGTGAGATCGAGGTCCACGGCAGCATTGTCTTAAAAATTGACGAATTGATCAATACGTCAATTTTGAGGCATGGCGCGCCCTGCGAAGCCCTATTTCCGCAGTTTTTCTGCTTTGTTGCCCGTTCGCCACTCCCGCCGCGCTACCAGTTCAACGCTGTGCATCGATCGCTTCGCTGGGCGGTAGCAGCGCCATGCCCGCCCGTTGCTCCAGCTCTCCGTAGCTGATCGGCCTGCCCACCTTCGCGCCTGCCGAGTTCTGTTGCCAGTGCGCCCACGAGCGCCCCGTCTCGGCGTCATAGACCAGCTTGAACAGGTGCGATGGCACAGCCACACCGCCCGCACCGATCCGCTGCGCGCCAGGCTCGAACACCGGCCCCGTGATGACGTAGACGTCGCCCTTCGCGCGCATCACGTAGGCCCGTGTGTCTGCCTCGATCTTTGCCCACGGTCCCGAGTTGTGCTTCTGGTCCTGCGGGACCATGTTGGCCAGGCTGAACGACTGCGCCATGGCCGTGGTGTTCGGCATATCTCCGGCTGGCGCCAGGTGGCCGCGCGAGTAGCCTGATCCCTTGTAGTCGCTCAGCTCCGCGCGCTCGGCCGCGGGCAGTCGCGCGTCGGCGAAGAACTTGTCCGTGCGCTTGAGGCCTTGGCCTTGCTGCAGCAGCTGGCGATTCAGGCGCTGGGCCACGAACACCGGCGTCTTGGTGCTGCCGCTGTGCAGGATCGCGAAGCTGTCGTAGCACAGCTCGCGTAGCTTTGGTGCGGCGGGCACCAAGGGCGGCTTGCGCCCTGGGAAGAACTGTGGGCAGTCCTTGAACGAGGTGGCCACCAGCTGGCCAGCGGGTGCCGCCGGCGTGGAAGAGGGCGCGGATGCCGCCGGCGGTGTGGGTGGTGTTGAGGTGCCACAGCTGCTGAGCTGGATCGCGGCGATACCGGCAACGAACAGCGAGACGATAGTGCGGCGGATGCTGGTTGCGACGCCGGTTGCAGGCCCGCGAGCTGATGCGCGGGCGCTCTTTTTCCTCTTCTTGGTCATCCAGGAAGTATGGCCTGCTCCGGTGGTCACACCAGAGCAGCAACTATCTCATTCAGCCCGGCGGCGAACTCGTCCGAGCGCGAACAGCCCAACCAGCGAGGAGAGTCCGATCAGGCCCCACTCCGACAACGTCGGAATGCTGGTCGTGCTGGCTGGCGTAGCGGCCGACACTGTGATGTTGACCATGGCGGGCGCCGCAGACGCAGCTCCAGCGGAGGCTACATAGCTAAAGCTGTCCGTTCCCGCGTAGTTGGCATTAGGGGTATACGTGAAGGCGCCATCGCCGTAGAGAGTAATACTGCCATGTGCAGGCCCAGCGGCAAGTACTACGCCTAGCGGCAGGCCCGATGGTGAACTGTCATTGACCAGCACGCCAGGCGCAGGAACGAGCAGCGCGGTGTTGACCGGCGTTGAGTAGGAGTCGGCCTGGGCCACGGGCGGAACGGCTGCCGGTTCCGTGATGGTGAAGGAGTGGGCTGCTGCGCAATTGTTCGCATCCGTGACGGTGACGGTGTAGGTGCCGGCAGTCAGGCCAGTGGCGGTGGCTCCCGTGCCGCCAGACGGCGCCCATGCATAGGTGTAGCCCGCAACACCGCCCTGGGGCGTAGCGGTCGCGCTGCCGTCGGCCGCGCCGTTGGCCGTGACGTTGGTTTGGCTGCCCGATACGACGATTGCTGGTGGCTGCGTAAGGGTGAAGATGCGGGCTGCCGTCAGAGGAGTGGGCGCGGTCGAGTCCGTGATGTCAACCCTGTAAGAGCCTGCGGACAAGCCGATGGCCGTAGCTGTGCTGCTGACGTTCGGTATCCATGAAAAGTGGTATGGCCCACTCCCGCCGGACACAGCAACCGCAGCTGCGCCGTTAGAGCCGCCATTGCAAGGAATGTTTACTTGAGCGGCGCTAATGTTTAGTGCTTGGGCGTGGGCGACTGAGGTCATGCCGCCCGAGAAACACAGGGCTGAAGCCCAAATCCATCGCATGCTCGGCCGACTTATTTTCACGTGACTCTTTCTTTGGTGGGGCGATGGTGCTTCTCTGCCAGGGCGTGTGCCTGGCAGGGTGCAGGAGGGGTGCTGTCGCTGATGCCGGCAACCAGGCACAAGACCGCAGCCGCGATCATTGCTGCGGTGCGGGCTGGGGCGAAGGTTGCGCGGCTGCGGCCGGCACGTTGATGATGATGGGTGGCTGAGCTGCAGCCGGCGTCTGCGGCGGCGTCACGAACTGCGCAATCCCGACGTAGAGAGCCGCCGCCCCCAGCAACGCCCCGACGAGCCACTGCACAGTGGTCAGTCCTGTCTTGACTCCGTCGAGCGAGCCCTTCAACTCGCCCACTACGGTAGCAACGCCAGCCAACTCCTGCGCCATGGCGGCTCTGGTGTTCGCCACGTCTGCGCGCATTGCATGGAATTCTGAGCGCAAGTCCGCGTTGCCTGCGTGCATATCGCTGCGCAGGGCGTCAAGCTTGGCATCCAGCTCTTCGCGGGTAACGGAGGTCATGCTGTCATTATCGGGTGGCTCTCCGGAACCGCGCAATCTTGGGAAAGCCAGCACTTTGTTCTCAGTGGGCGTCATGGTCTTGGCGCTCCTGCTGGCCGAGCTTAATGCCTGCAATCAGCGTCGTGATGATTCTGTGAATGATCTCGCGCTCTGGCTCCGGTTCTTCCTTTACGGATTCCTGCGCGACGAAGTCCTGCAGCCGCGTAGTCAGCCGTTCAGCGTTGATGGCGCCGCTAGCTACTAGCTCCTGTATGAGTGTCGCGACGCCTCCAAGCAGAGCACTGGTGGCTACCACGTTGGTATCGCTGTTGTCGCTCATATCCTCTCGCTCTGCTTGTGCACGATGCGCCCCAGGAGCTGGCAGTGCTCATCGCAGACCTTGCGCGGATAGCGGCGCTGGTCCGGGTTGTCCGACGACAGCCACCATTGCCCCGCGTCGCGCACCAGACGCTTGACCACCATCTCGCCCTCGTAATTCACGGCAAACACGGCGCCGTCCACCGGGTCGGCCACGTCCGTGTTTACGATCACGGTGTCGCCGTCGTACAGGCCGGGCTCCATGCTGCCGTTGCACACGCGCACAGCCAGCAGCTTTTCGGGCCGGTAGCCGTTGCGGTCGTACCAATCGCGGCGAAACACGATGGGCGGCCCCTCCTCATCGCTGTACTCGATGCCGAAGCCGCTGGCCCCAGCGGACAGCTTGAAGGTGACGCGGCGCACGGCCGGGTACTCCGGGTTGTTTTCCAAGTCGATGGGGATGGTCGCCTTCGGCTCGGCCATGGCTCCCTCGCCAGTCTCAAGCCAACGCGGACTGACACCGAGTGCTGCCGCAATGGTCAACAGATCGCGGGGACGTTTCCGCAGCCCTGATTCGACGTTGCCAATAGTCCCCTGGGAAACACCAGCGCGCTCCGCTAGGGCGGGCTGCGTCAAGCCCGCACGCTCCCGGGCCTCTTTCATTCGTTCTGCGATTGTTTTCACAGCCGTGATGGTGTCAGGGCATTGCATCACGTTGGTGGTTTAGTTAATATCACGATCGTGAAAGGAATCACGATCATGAACCCTCTCGAGACTGCCATTGGCACTGTCGGCGGCGTTGGCAAGCTGGCTGCAGCCATTGGCGTCGGCCAGTCGACGATCAGCAACTGGCGCGCGCGCGGCACAACCCCAGATGCTGCACATTGCGCGGCCATCGAACGCGCCACCACGGGCACTGTCTCGCGCCGCGACCTGCGTCCTGAAGATTGGCACCTGATCTGGCCTGAGCTGACCGAATCGCAACCTAATCCCCCTCCAGCGCCCGTCAGTCAAGCGCCGGCAGCTATCAATTCCGAAGCGAAGGAGGCCGCCCATGGCTGATCGCCTCTGCTCCGCTTGTGTGGACCGGCTGTATCGCGCGTTCAACGGCTGCAACCTCCATGCGCTGGCGCGGGAATTCGGGGCGACCTTGCCGGCGCTGCAGACAGTACTGCGCGCGCAGTACGCGGTGCACGACGAACTGCTTACGCAGTGGGAGGGCGGCGCCTCGCTTGATCCAGCGCAGCTTGCGCGTCTGGCCCGATTGGAGGAGGCGATGCCTCTGTCAACGTCGCTCCCAACTCCACTACGCGATCGGCTAGCTGACCAATTGCGACCATTTGCCGGGCAGTCACCGACTGGTGTGTGCGCATGTGCTTCAGGCAGGCTTGCATCCACTGGGCGAGGCCGTCGAGCGTGAAGGCGTCGTTGTCCTCCTCCTCTGTGGGCGCCTCGATGGCCTGCGGCACCAAGCGCTGCAGTACCGCCTCCAGGCGGTTGAGCTGCGCTCGCATCGCAGCGCTGTCGGCTTCGATGGCCAGCAGCGCTTGCCCCAAGAAGTACTCCATGGCCTCCAGCCGCTCGGCGGTCGTGGGAGTGCTGTCGGGTGCTGGTGTGTGCATGGGTGTCCCTCTCGAAAGGCGGTGTGGCGTGGAAATCGCATTGTCTCTCTTGGGTGGACGCCCGCCCTATGTGGCTCCAGCGCACGCCAAGTAAGCGCAAGCAGCTATCAAAACAGAAGCATTCAAACGAAGGGGACCCCATGTCTGAACACCTGATGCTCGCTCTGCTGGACAGCGCCGAACGCTGGGCCAACCGCGCCCATTCCACCCTGGCGCGCCGCCATGACTGGACCCCCGCCTTCTTCGCTGCCGGCCGCCGGCCTGAGGAGCGCGCGCTGCTCTCGGCCGCGGCTGAGGTGTACGACCTGCTGGGCGCCACGCCTGAGGGCTGCGTGCTGCTGGGCGAGCTGGGCCTGAACCCCGACGCCGGATCGCTGCCCACGGTGCAGTCGCTGTCGGCGAAGTACGCGGAGCACCTGGCGCGCGCCGGCCGTCTGCCCACGGTGCCGTTTGAGGCGGCCGCTGCATGAGCGCCGCCGCCTCCATGTGCGCGGGCGCCGCTCACTGCCGCACCTGCCGCTGCAGCCGCGTGAGCGCCACCACCTGCCTGGGCGGCACGCTGGCGGTGCGCAGCATCGCGCTGCGCGCCGTGGTCAGCCAGCCGTCTAGCGCCTGCGCATCCAGTGCGCCCTGCGCCTCGAGCACCAGCACCAACTGCTGCGCGAAGAGCTCGAGCGCTGCAACCCGGTCGGCCAGCGCGTCGGCCGGTTCCCGATCTGAAAAGAGGTGATTTGCCATGAGGGCGACTATCTCCATCCCTGCCGCGCTTGCCCATGGCGACGGCGAGGCCATGCCCGCCACGCCCGATCCCATGAGCGTGCCCGATGCGATCTACCACACGGTGCACGGCTACCCGGGCGGCGTGTCTGCCCTGGCGGCGCGTATGGGCCTGCCGGTGCCCACGCTCACCCACAAGGCCAACCCCAACAACGACACCCACTTCCTGCGCCCGCAGGAGCTGGTCACGCTGCAGCACATGAGCGGCGACGCTGCGGTGCTGATGGCCATGGCCGCGGCGCTGGGCTACACCGTCACGCGTGCCACGCCCGACCAGACGGGGGGCGATCCGCTGCAGGCCTTGGTGCGGCTGCAGGTAGAGATGGCAGACCTGGTGCGCGCTGCGGCCGAGCCGCTCGAGCGCCTGGTGGCCAAGCCGGGCGAGTGCACCACCAGCAACGAGCTGCGCCGCGTGCAGTACCACGCCGAGGAGACCAGCGCAGCCCTGTCGCACCTGGTGGGCGCGCTGCGTGCACGCCAGCGCGTGGCGCCGAAGGTGGACTACTGATGCGCGCGCGTGCCCCATCCCCCCGGGGTTTTGAAGCCCGCACGGGTTTCGCGCGGTGCGCCCTGGCCCTGGCCTCGGTCGGCGAGCGAGCAGCGCGCGCGCCGGGTCGTGGGTCCTTCCTGGCCTTCGTCGATGAGGGTAATTCGCGCCCCGCTGGGTGGGTAGGTAGCAAGGCGGCGGGTTACTGACGATGGCAGCGAACTACGACAACGCGCTGGCGCAAGTCCGAGCGCACGGCCTGCAGGTCGACCATTTCGAGGTGGGGCGCATGCGCCGCTGCCTGGTCGAGGGCGAGGGCCGCGAAAAGCGCGGCTGGTACATCGTGCACGAGATGCGCCTGGACAGTGGCGCCGACGTGCTGGTGGGCAGCTACGGTGTGTGGCGCGGCAACGAGAACAACGCCCGCAAGATCGAGCTCGGCAAGGAATTCACCTTCACGCGTGAGCAGGCCGACGCGCTGCGCAAGCGCCTGGCCGAGGACAAGCGCCGCGCCGAGCTGGCGCGCAAGGCCGAAGCGCAGCGCGCCGCCGACCGCGCCGGCAAGGCCTGGCGCCAGTGCACCGAGCAGGGCGACAGCGAATACCTGACCAAAAAGGGCGTGGGCGCGCACGGCGTGCGTTTCTCGCCCCAGGGCGCGCTGGTGATCCCGATGCTGGACACGGCCGGCGTGGTGCAGGGCCTGCAGATCATCCGCCGCCCGGGCGCGCGCGGCCTCGGCAAGGAATTTTGGCCCGCCGGCCTGGCCAAGAAGGGCCACTTCCACCTGATCGGCATGCCCACGCCGGGCGCGGTGCTGCTGCTGGTGGAGGGCTACGCCACCGGCGCCAGCCTGCACGAAGCCACCGGCCTGCCCGTGGCCGTGGCCTTCGACGCCGGCAACCTGGCGCCCGTGGCCGCGGCGCTGAAGAAGCGCTACAAGCTCTCGCGCATCCTGGTGGGCGCCGACGACGACACCACCCAGAAGTGCCGCCAGTGCAAGGGCCACGTGTGGCTGCCCGACGGCGACGAATGCCCGCACTGCGGCGAGCCGCACGGCGCCAGCAACGCCGGCATGAGCAGCGCCAGCGCCGCGGCCTTGCAGGTGGACGGTGCCTGGATGGCCCCGCAGTTCGCCGACGAGGCCGCACGCCGCGCAGCCTGGCTGGCCAAGGGCGCCAAGGACAACGATTTCAATGACCTGCACCGCGCCGAGGGCCTGCACGTGGTGCGCGCCCAGGTCGAGGCCCGCCTGCTGGCTCTTGGCTGGCGCGCCGCCGCGGCGCCCGCGCGGGCACAGCACACCAAGGGGGGCGGGGTTGCACCCGGCCAGCCGCCTGAGCGCCTGCGGCCCATGGAGTCGCTGGACGAACTGCTCGAGCGCTTTGCGCTGGTGTACGGCCAAGGCGGTACCGTGTTCGACCGGCAGGAGCACATCCTGCTGCCGCTGGGCGACATGCGCGACGCCTGCCTCACGCGCGAGCTGCACCGCGCCTGGGCCGAACACCCGGACCGCCAGATCGTGCGCGTGCAGGAAGTGGGCTTCGACCCCGGGGAGAAGGACCCCTCCATCCTGTGCAACCTGTGGGCCGGCTGGCCGACCACGCCGCGCGCGGGCAACTGCGAACACCTGCTGGACCTGCTGCGCTACATGTGCGCCGGAGACAGTCGCCCCGAAGCGCTGTACCAGTGGGTGCTGAAGTGGCTGGCCTATCCCATCCAGCACCCGGGCGCCAAGATGAAGACCACCATGGTCATCCATGGGCCGCAGGGCACCGGCAAGAACCTGTTCTTCGAGTGCGTCATGGAGATCTACGGGCGCTACGGCCGGGTGATCGACCAGTCGGCCATCGAGGACAAGTTCAACGACTGGGCCAGCCGCAAGCTGTTCCTGATCGCCGACGAGGTGGTGGCCCGATCCGACCTGTACCACGTGAAGAACAAGCTCAAGGCGTTCATCACGGGTGAGTGGATCCGCATCAACCCGAAGAACATGCAGGCCTACGACGAGCGCAACCACGTCAACATGGTGTTCCTGTCGAACGAGGCCATGCCCGTGGTGCTCGAGGAAGACGACCGGCGCCACGCCGTGATCTGGACACCCGAGAAGCTGGGCCCCGACTTCTACGCCGGCGTGCGCGCCGAGATGGCGAGCGGCGGCGGCGCCGCGCTGCACGACTACTTGCTGCACCTGGACCTGGGCGTCTTTGACGCCGGCACCCTGCCGCCCATGACGGACGCCAAGCGCGAGCTGATCGACCTGTCCAAGGACTCGCCCAGCCGCTTCGTGCAGGCTTTCGAGGGAGGCGACATCGACGGCTTCCCTGCGGCCAACGCGCCGCGGCTGCTGCTGCCCGCGCTCAGCAGCGACCTGTACGACCTCTATACCGTCTGGTGCCGCACGGTGAACCTCAAGGCGCTCAACCAGCCCAGGTTCGCCAACATGCTGATGCGCAAGCACCAGGCGCGCACCGAGAGGAAGCGCTACGCCAGCAGCGACATGGGCACCAAGGGGCCCGCCGCCATCACGTGGCTGCCTGGTGGCCACGAGCTGCAGCCCGGGCGCAGCGAGACCGAGTGGCTGGGCGAGCGCGTGGACGTGTTCCGCACGGCGCTGCGCGACTTCAAAAACCGGGGGTTCGCATGAGCGGCGCCGCAATTCGCCCTGTCCTGTGCGGTATGTGCGGTATCCCGTGCGGTATCCCGTGCGGTATTAAGTCGTTGATTCATAAGGGCTGTGCGGTATGTGCGGTATCGCCCTTCACGGGGGCGCGGGCGGGCGCGTGTGCAGGCGTGCGCCCAGGCGTGCAGGCGCGCATGCATGCACAGGCGCAGGGATACCGCACATACCGCACATACCGCACACGCCTTGCGTATCAAGCACTTACGTGCGCCGCGATACCGCACACCACACCACACATACCGCACGGAAAAAAGGCTGTGATGAAAAACGAGACAAAGAGGGAAGGGCAGGCCACTGCGTTGATCCGCTGCACCCCGGAAAACGCTGGCGAGATGCGTGCGCTGGTGCAGCGCTGGCCCGAGCTGAACGATCTGGTGAAGGGCCTGCAGGCGCAGGGCCTGTTCCCAGGCCTGCGCGCCCTGCGCATCACGGTCACAGGCAGCGAAAGCCAGGTGGCGAAGGGGTTGGCCGGGGTGATGCCGCAAAACGCCGCCAGCGCCGCGCAATCCACGGAAGGGACCGCACCATGACCGCCCTCACCATCTCCATCCGCACCGAAGGCCTGGACGCCGTGCGCGACACCCTGGACAAGCTCAGCGGCGCGCAGGCGCGCGGCGCCTACGCCAAGGCCCTGACCGACACCGGCTTCGAGGTGCGCCGGCGCATGCAGGCCCACCTGGGCCGGCAGTTCGACCGCGTCACGCCCTGGGTACAGAAGTCGCCCAAGGTCTTTCCGGCCACACCGGACCGCCTGAGCGTGGCCGTGGCGCCCACACTGACCACCGACCACAACGCCTTCATGCGCGGCGGTAAGGTCGGCGTGGATCCGCAGGACGTGCTGCAGGCGCAAGAGGCCGGCGGGCGCCGGCGCGACAAGCGCAGCGAGGTGCTGCTGCGCCGCGCGGGCATCCTGCCGGCCGGGTACCAGACGGCCATCCCCGAAACGCCGTACCCCGGCAGCGACGATGGCCGCGGCAACCTGCGCGGCGCTTTCCTGCAGCAGGTGCTGAGCTACCTGCAGACCTTCGGCGAGCAGGGCTACAAGGCCAACATGACCGATCGGCGCAAGCGCAGCCTGCACAAAGGCACCGCGCGCCAGGCTGGGCGGCGCTACTTCGTCGCCTACGGCCGGCTGCGCGATGGCCGCGCGCGCCACCTGGCGCCGGGCGTCTGGGCGGCGTCGGGCCCAGGCGGCGTGGCGCTGCAGCCGGTGCTGATGTTCGTGCGCATCGGCACTTACCGCCCACGGCTGGATCTGGACGCGCTCGCCCGCGGCGCGGACCTGCAGGACTACCTGGACCGGCGCCTGCGCTTTCGCATCCGGGAGGCCGCAGGCGTATGACCCAGCCCGAACAGCTCACGCCGCGCCAGATGGCTGTGCGCCTGGGCTTCAAACCCAACTACGGCCACCAGCTGGCCAAGGACGGCCGCCTGGTGTTCGCGCCCGATGGCAAGCATGTGCTGCTGGCCGAATCGCTGGCGCGCTTCGAGGCGACGAAGGACCCCAGCCGCCAGGGCGTGGCCGACCGCCATGCCGCCGGGCGCGCGGCGCAGGCGGCGCCAGCGCCCGAGGCGCCAGCCGGCGACGCCGCCGCGCCGGGCGAGGAAGAGGAGGAAGAGGGCGGCGCCGCCCTGTACAACTTTCACAGCGCGAAGGCGAAGCGCGAGCACTGGGCGGCCGAGCGCGAGCACGCCGCGTTCAGGAAGGAAGCCGGCGAGCTGATCGAGCTGGCCACCCACGTCGCCGCGCTGGCCGACCTGGGCGCCACCGTGCGCGCCAAGCTCGAGGCCTGGGCCCCCATGCTGGCGCCGCAGCTGGTGGGCCGCGACGAAAGCGGCCTGCGTGCCGTGATCGCCGACCAGGTCGAGCTGCTGCTGCGCGACCTGGAAGCCGCCGCCCGCCGCCACGCCGGTCAGGACGCCGCCGCATGAGCGCGCTGCCACACGCCACCCCGGCCTTCGCCAGCGCGGCGCGCGGCTACGCGGCCTTCGCCCGCGCCGTGGCGCCGCGCAAGCCGCTCACCGTCAGCCAGTGGGCGGACCTGGAGCGCCACCTGTCCAGCAAGGGCAGTGCCATGGCCGGGCCCTGGCGCACCGACCGCAACCCGCCGCTGCGCGAGCCCATGGACTGCCTGAGCGCGCGCTCCCCGGTGCGCGAGGTGGTGCTGATGTTCCCCATCCAGTACGGCAAGACCGAGGTGGCCATCAATGCCCTGGGCTACTGCATGGACCACGATCCCGGCCCGGTGATGGTCTGCCTGCCCGGCGAGGTCAGCATGAACAAGTGGGTGGCGCAAAAGCTGCACCCGGCCATTGAAGAGTCGCCCGCCATGCGCCGTGCGCTGACCAGCGTGGCCAGCCGCGACGCGGCCAACACCCGCACCTTCAAGGACTTCGCCGGCGGCCAGCTCTACATCGAGCACGCCGGCAGCCCGAGCCGTCTGAAGTCCACCACCGTGCGCACGCTGCTGGTGGACGAGGTGGACGAATTCGCCAACAACCTGAGCGGCGGCGACGACCCGGTCGAGATGCTGCGCGGGCGCACCAGCGCCTTCCCCGGCAGCAGCAAGACGCTGTACATCAGCACCCCGCAGATCAAGGGCACCAGCCGCATCGAGCAGCTGTGGGAAAAGTCCGACCAGCGCCGCTACCACGTGCCGTGCCCGCACTGCGACCACCTGCAGCCGCTGCAGTGGAGCGGCCTGCACTGGAGCCCTGACGGCAGCCAGGTCTGGTACACGTGCTGCGAGTGCGGCGCCAGCATCGAAGAGCACCACAAGACCGCCATGATCGGCGCCGGCCAGTGGGTGGCCGCGCACCCCGACCGCAAGACGCGCGGCTACCACATCAACGCGCTGTACTACCAGTTCGGCTTAGGACCGCGCTGGGCCGACCTGGTGGAGATCTGGCGCGAGGCGCAGGCCGACCCGGCGCGCCTGAAAACTTTCGTGAACGACCGGCTGGCCGAACCGTGGGAAGACGCCGCCATGCGCGCTGTGCGGCACAACGCCATCGCCGACCGGGCCGAACCCTACCGCCTGCGCACCGCGCCCGCTGGCGTGCTGGCGGTCACCGCAGGCGTGGACACCCAGGACAACCGCCTGGCCGTGCAGATGGTCGGCTGGGGGCAGGGCATGGCCTTCTGGGTGCTGGACTATGTCGAGCTGCCGGGCGACCCGGCCGCGCCCGAAGTGTGGGTGGCGCTGACCGAGCTGCTCAACGCCCCCATCGAACACGCCAGCGGCGCATTGCTGCGCGTGCAGGCCTACGCGCACGACATCGGCGGCCACCGCGGCGGGGCCGTCAAGGACTACGTGCGCCAGCGCCTGGTGGCGCGGCCCATGGCCATCTTCGGCGCCACGGCCAACAACGCGCCGGTGCTCAACAAGGGCAAGCTGGCCGATGTGACCTGGCGCGGCAAGAGCGACAAGCGCGGCGTGACGCTGTACCAGGTGGGCACCGTGGCCGCCAAGCACTGGCTGTACGGGCGCCTGTCCACCGACCACGACGCCGCGCCCGAGGCGCGCGTGACGCACTTCTCCGACGAGTTGCCGCCCGAGTTCTTCGCCGGGCTGGTCAGCGAGACCTACGACCCGCGCAAGAACCGCTTCGAGAAGCGCCGCGGCGCACGCAACGAGCCGCTGGACACGTGGGTGTACGCCTTCGCCGCCGCCCACCACCCGGAGCTGCGCCTGCACCGGCGCACGCGGGCGGACTGGGATGTGGCGGCGCGCCAGATTCAGGAGAAAACAGCCGCTGGCCCTGATAAACAAAGCGCCGGCAGCTATGAAATAAATAGCGAATCCGCGCCACTGCAATCCACCGCGCCCACGCCCGCGCGCCGCCCCGCCCGCAAAACCCTGTCCCGCAACTGGTAACCCGCCGCCCACGCATGACCCAGCACACCCAGCCGCCGCACCTGCAAGCCCTGATCGCCGCCGAGCCCGACCTGGTGGATCGGATCTTCGACTACCTGTTGGCCGAGTTTCCGCAGATCGCCGGCTCGCAGTTCGCCCAGGCGCGTGACGCCGTGCGCGACGAGTTCGCCGGCGAGCGCGGCTACGTGCGCAGCGCCCGCGCGCAGGCCAGCCGGGCACTGGCGCGTGACGTGCTCGCCTTGTTCAACGGCCGCAACGCCACCGAGGTGGCGCGCGCGCTGAACATCAGCCGCGCCACGGTGTACCGCGTGCTCAAGCAATCGGGGCGCGAGGGCGGCGGGGAAACTGTCTCACGCCCGGCTTGATATGAGACACGCCGGCCGGTAGCGTGCCCGGCGTCACGCCATCAGAAGGACCGCCGCCATGGCCGCAACACCCGAACAACTCGCCTCGATGGAGGCCGCCTACTACAGCGGCGAAAAGCACGTCAGCTACCAGGGGCGCACCGTCACCTACCACGACCTGCCCGCGCTGTGGCAGGCCATCCTGAACGCGCGCGCCGACCTGGCCGCCAGCCTCAACCCAGGGCCGGCCGGCGGCGTGCGGCGCTTTCGCTTCACCACGCACCGGGGGTTCTGACCATGGCCGCACTCATCGCACCGAAGCCGACCCTGCTGGACCGCCTGATCGGCAACCTCAATCCCCAGGCTGGCCTGCGCCGCATGCAGGCGCGGCGCCTGCTGGCCCGCGCCTACGAAGGCGCCAGCCGCGCCGATGGCTGGAGCCCGCGCCGCGCCGGCGCCAGCGCCAACGCCGACCACGCCGCCGACGCGCGCGAACTGCGGGTGCGCGCCCGCGCTTTGGTCAAGAACGTGCCCTACATCGCCCAGGGTCTGCGCTCGCTCACTGCCAACATCGTCGGCACCGGCATCATCCCCACCTGGACGGGCGCGAATGCCGACGTGCTCAACACCTTGTGGAAGCGGTGGGAAAAGGAAGCCGACTCCGAAGGCCACCGCGACATCTACGGCATCCAGGCTGCCGCCTACCGTGCCATGGAGCAAGACGGCGAGGTGCTGGTGCGCTTTCGCCACCGGCTGCTGTCCGATGGCTTGGCCGTGCCGCTGCAGCTGCAGGTGCTGGAAATTGACTGGCTGGACGGCGACAAGAACGCCGCCCTGCCCACCGGCGGGCGCATCGTCAACGGCATCGAATACAACCCGCTGGGCCAGGTAGACGGCTACTGGCTCTACGTCAACAACCCCGGCGACGTGGCCCTGACGCTGCGCGGCGCGACGCGCGAGAGCTACCGCGTGCCCGCCACGGAAATCTGCCACTTGTTCACGCCCGAGCGCCCCGGTGCCGGCCGTGGCTTCACGCGCCTGGCGCCGGTGATCGCCACCGTGCGCGACCTGCAGCTGTACGAAGATGCCGAGCTGGCACGCAAGAACCTGGAAAGCCGCCTCGGCGTGATCGGCTCGGGCGACATCGAGCTGCTGGGCGACGGCGGCGCATCCGCGCTGGCGGCCAACGCGGCGCAGGAATGGCGCACCGTGGGCAATGGCGGCACCGACCTGGGCGAGCTGCCCAGCGGCGGCATCATGCAGGTGCCGGCCGGCACCGCGCTCACCGTGGTCAAGCCCGAGGCCATGCCGGGCTACGTGGAGTACGTCAAGCACAAGCTGCATGTGATCGCCGCCGGCTGGGGCGTGACCTACGAAATGATGACCGGCGACGTGTCGGAGGTGAGTTACAGCAGCGCCCGCGTGCGCATGCTGGACTTTCGCCGCGAAGCCGAAATGACGCAGTGGACGGTGCTGATCCCCAAGTTGTGTGAGCGGATCTGCCGCGAGTTCGAGAACGCCGCCGTGCTCGCCGGGCGCATCAAGCGCCCGCTGTACCAGATCGAGCACAGCACGCCGAAGTGGGCCTATGTGGACCCGATCAAGGAAGTGAAGGCCGACCTGGCCGAGATCGGCGGCGGCATGTCCAGCATCAGCGAAAAGCTGCGCCAGCGCGGCTACCAGCCCGACGACGTGTTCCGCGAGCTGGCGGACGACGTGGCCAAGCTGCGCGATTACGGCGTGCTGGATGCCCTGGCCCTGCTGCGCAGCACCGGAGCGCGCCAGGACCTGACGGGCGAGGGCGACGAGCCCAAGAAAAAGCGCGAGCCGCAGGACTGAAAAATAGTCTCACGCTTGGCTTAACTTGAGACAGGGGTGGCGGGCACATTGCCCGCCATGCCTACCGCAGCCACCCCCCGCACGGGCGTCCAGCAGATCGCGCTGCAAACGCGCCTTGCCTCGGTCCAGCCCAACACCTACCGCGCCGAGGACAACACCATCGAGGTGGTGTTTTCCGCCGGCGCCCGCGTGCAGCGCCTGGACTACTGGAGCGACACCCGCTACGACGAGGAGCTGGTGGTCTCGCCCGACGCCGTGGACCTGTCGCGCATCGAAGCCGGCGCCGTGCAGGTGCTGGACAACCACAACCAGTATTCCGGCCTGGCCGGCGTGCTGGGCGTGGTCACCCGCGCCTGGATCGAGGGCAACGAGGCCCGCGCCGAGCTGCGCCTGTCCACCGACCCGGCCAAGGCCGGCGTGGTGGCCGACATCAAGGCCGGCGTTATCCGCTCCATCAGCGTGGGCTACAGCGTCCAGCGCTACGAAATCACCCCCGCCGCCGAGCGCACCGACGGCGGCACCGACCTGTGGCGCGCCACGCGCTGGCAGCCGCAAGAAATCAGCTTTGTCACCGTGCCCGCCGACCCCGGCGCCGGCACGCGCAGCGCGCCCTCGCAGGCCATGCACGCCTGCGAGTTCGTCACCCGCGGCCAACCGGCCGCACCCCTCCAACCGGAAAAGGAAGGCACCATGCCCCAGACCACCCAGGCGACGGCGGAGCCGTCCCAATCCGCTGCCGACGCGCAGGCCACCGCTGCCGCAGCCACCACTGCCGCGCCTGCCGCCGCGCCCGAAGTAGCCGACCTGGCCCAGCGCGCCGCCGACATCAGCGAGCTGTGCACGCGCCACGCCGTGCCGCACATGGCCGCCGAGCTGATCCGCTCCGGCGCCAGCATGGACCGCGCCCGCGCCGACGTGCTGCAGGCCCTGGCCGTGCGTGGTGCCAATGGCCAGCACCGCCCGGCCCAGGTGCAGACCGTGACCGACGAGACCGACGTGCGCCTGCGCGGCATGGAGGACGCCCTGCTGCACCGCCTGCTGCCCAGCCACCCGCTGGACGACAACGCGCGCCAGTACCGCGGCCTGACCCTGATCGAGCTGGGGCGCGAGCACCTGGAGCGCACCGGCACCAGCACGCGCGGCATGGACCGCATGCAGCTGGCCCAGCGCATGCTGCAGGTGCGCGCCGCCGGCATGCACACCACCAGCGACTTCGGCCACCTGTTCGGCAACGTCGCATCGCGCCGCCTGCGCGCGGCGTACGACGCCTTCCCCACCAGCTATGCCGAGTGGGCGCGCCGCGGCCCGAACCTGGCCGACTTCAAGCCCATCACCATCGTCGGCCTGGGCGCTGGCCCCGAGCTGCTGAAAGTCAACGAGCACGGCGAGTTCAAGTACGGCACCTTCGGCGATTCGAGCGAGACCTACCAGCTCGCCACCTATGGCCGCATCGTCGCCATGACGCGCCAGGCCATCATCAACGATGACCTGCGCGGCTTCGACCGCCTGCTGTCGCTGTTCGCCTCCAGCGCCTCGCGCCTGGAAAACCGCCTGGTGTACGAGCAGCTCACGGCCAACGCCAAGATGGGCGACGGCAAGGCCCTGTTCCACGCGGACCACAACAACCTGATCACGGGCGCCCCGTCCGCGCTGTCGCTGGAAGGCCTGCAGGCCGCCCGCGCCAAGATGCGCGGCCAAAAGGGCACCGAGGGCGACCGCATCAACGTCAGCCCGAAGTACCTGATCGTGCCCTCGGCCCTGGAGACTCTGGCCTACCAGCTCACCAGCAACGCCTACACGCCCACCACCATGGCGCAGGTCAACGACTTCCGCAGCGGCGGCCGCACGCCGCTGGAGGTCATCGTCGAGCCGCTGCTCGATGACGCCAGCACCACCGCCTGGTATCTGGCCGCTGACTCTGCCGTCATCGACACCGTGGAGTTCGCCTACCTGGAAGGCGCAGACGGCCCCGTGACCGAGACCCGCGAAGGCTTCGAAGTGGACGGCACCGAAGTGAAGTGCCGCCTGGACTTCGCCGCCAAGGCCCTGGACTGGCGCGGCCTGGTCAAGTCCGCCGGCGCCTGACCGTCCACCACATCACCGGAGTAACAAACCATGCGTAACTACGTTCAACCCGGCGACATCGTGACGGTGACCGCCCCCTACGCCCTGGCCAGCGGCGCTGGCTGTTTGGTCGGCTCGCTGTTCGGCGTGTCCACGGCCATCTATGCCAACGCCGCCGAAGCCGAGATCAAGACCACCGGCGTTTTCGACCTGACCGCCGACCCGGCCGCCACCGCTGCCGTGGGCGCCAAAGCCTATTGGGACGACACGAACAAGCAGGTCAGCGCCACCGCCAGCGGCAACAAGCTGATCGGCGTGTTCCTGGCGGCCAAGGCCGCCAGCGCCTCCACGGCCCGCGTGCGCCTGGACGGCATCGCCATCTGACGCCATGAGCCTGCCGCGCTTCGCCCATCTGGACCAGCGGCTCACCGCCGCCGTTTCGCAGCGCTTGGCCAACGCCACCGTGCAATTGGTGCCCGGCGGCGCGGCTTGGGGGGCGATGTACGACCACCAGCTGCCCGAGGTCACGCCGTTCACGGACGTGGCCACGGTGGCGGCGCACACGCTGACCATGCACTTCAACCCGGCGATGCAGGTGCCGGCAGAAGGCGGCGAGGTCGTGGTCAACGCGGCGCAGTGGCCCGCCGGCCAGGTCTGCCGCATCACCACGCCGCCCGAGCCTGACCAGTCCGGCTGGGCCACGTTCGACGTGGTCCCGGTGGCGTAAGGGTAGGGCGCATGTTTTCCCTCGTCCCCACCCTCCGCGACCGACTGGCCGCTGCATTGGGCGCCGGCTGGCAGGTGGCGGACGGCACCGTGCCGCACGACCGCCGCACGCTGCCGCGCGCCGTGGTGCTGATGCAGGCGCCCGACGTGGCCACCACCAGCGGCCCGGGCGTCTCGCTCACGCCGCGCTACGTGGTGCAGATGGCCGCCAGCACCGAGGCCACGGCCTTTGCCCAGATCGACGCGGCGTTCGACGCCGTGATCGGGCAGCTGCACAACTGGCGTCCCGACGCGGTGCACAAGTGCGGCCGGCTCGTGCTGCAGGCCGCGCGCGACCTGGAGGCCATCGAACAGGGCCTGTTCGGCTACGAGCTGCTGTTCACCACCACCACGGCCCGCATGGGCTACGACGACGCATAACCCACATCCCAGGAGTCCACCATGGCCCTCGTTTACGCCAAAAACCAGTACACCATCCCGCGCGGCCGGGTGTTCTTCAACCCGATCAACCTGGCCACCGACGAGCTGCTGGGCGAGATCTACATGGGCAACTGCCCCTCGTTCGGCGTGTCCATCGAGACCGAGAAAGCCGAACACTACGCCTCGACATCGGGCCTGCGCGAAAAAGACGCATCCGTCGTGCTGGAGGTCAAGCGCAACGGCCAGCTGACCTGCGACAACATGAGCGGGCAGAACGTCTCGCTGTTCCTGTCGGGCTCCACCGGCAAGGTCACGCAGCCCGCGGGCTCCGTGGTGGACGAGGAAATCACCGTCATCCCCGGCCGCTTCTACCAGCTGGGCCTGTCGGCCCTGACGCCCGTGGGCGCGCGCCGCGTGTCCACCGTCGTGGTCAAGCCCGGCACCACCGGCGCCGCCTACGAGGCCGGCACCGACTTCATGCTGGACGCCGAGCGCGGCACGCTGCAGATCCTGGCCACCGGCGCCATTCCCGCCGGAAAGATCAAGGTCAGCTACGCCAAGGCGGCCGTGGAGTGGGAGGGCATCCGCTCGGGCTCCAGCGGCGAGCTGCGCGGCGCCATGCGCGTGGCCAGCGACAACGCCACCGGCGCCAACCGCGACTTCTACTTTCCGGACGTGAGCCTGGTGCCATCGGGCGAGCTGCCTGTGATTGCAGAGGGCACCGACTTCGCCTCGATGCAGTTCGACGTGGACATCCTCAAGCCCGCCAACGGCGAGGCCATCTACGTGGACGGCGCGCCCCTGGCCGCCTGACCCTGCGCTGACCCCGCCGCCGGGCCTGCAGCGCCCGGCCTGCTCGCCCTGCGGCTGACAACCGGCCGCAGCGCCAGCCGCAACCACCCCACCGCACGCCCACCCGTCCATGGCACTCAAGCCCATCCAGATCCTGATCAACGCCAAGGACAACGCCTCGGGCGTGTTCAACAGCTTGCAGACGAAGGTGGCCGCTGTCGGCACGGCCATTGCCGGCTACTTCGGCGTGCAGGCGTTCGCTGGTGTCATCAAGGGCGCGGCAGAGTTCGAGAGCGCCCTGAGCCGCGTCAAGGCCGCCACCGGCGCCAGCGGCGACGAAATGGAGCGGCTGAAAAAAGCCGCCGAAGACGCAGGCGCCAACACCAAGTTCACCAGCGTCGAAGCCGCCAACGCGCTGGAAAACCTCGCCAAGGCGGGCCTGTCGGCTGCCGATTCGGTCGAGGCGCTGCCCGCCGTCCTGAACCTGGCCCAGGCCGCCGACGTGGGCCTGGCCGAGTCGGCCGAGTTCGTCACCAAGGCCGTCATGGGCATGGGCTTGCAGTTCAGCGACGCGGCCCGTGTCGCCGACGTGCTGGCCCTGGGCGCAAACGCCACCAACACCAGCGTTACCGGCCTGGCGCAGGCGCTGAGCTATGCGGCCCCAGTGGCGCAAAGCGCAGGCGTGAGCCTGGAGGGCACCGTCGCCATCATGGGCAAGCTGGCGGATGCCGGCATCGACGCCAGCCGCAGCGGCACGGCTGTGGCCAACATGCTGGCCCAGTTCAGCGACCCGGCCAGCGCGTTCAAGCGGGCCCTGGCGGACGCGGGCATCACCACCAACGACTTTGAGAAAGCCCTGCACGAGCTGGCCGCCGCCGGCCCGCGCGGTGAAAAGGCCATCCTGGCCGTAGGCCTCAACGCTGGCCCCGCACTGCGCGCGCTGCTCAACCAGGGCATGGGCGCACTGGACGAACTCAAGGGCAAGCTGGAGGGCGCCGCTGGCAGCGCCGAGGCCACGGCCAAGGTCATGCAGGACAACCTCAAGGGCTCGTTCAATGGGCTGAGTAGTGCCTGGCAGACCGTCAAGGATGTGCTCGGCACGCCCGTGCTGCCAGTGCTCAAAGAAGGGGTCGACCAGCTGGCCGGCGCCCTGCGCAGCGCCGTGGCAGACGGCACCATCGCCAAGTTCGGCGAGAGCATCGCCACCGCGTTCTCCAACGGCCTGAAATGGGTGCGCGAGTTCATCGGGTCCATCGATACCCAGGCCATCACGATCAAGCTGCAGGGCTGGGCCGACGAATTTGCGTCCACCATGACCCGCATTGGCGAGTACGCCACCAACGCGGGCAACGTCGTCAAGACGATGTGGGGCGTGATGGGTGCGGGGGCATCGGTCGTGCTCGCCGGAATCTATGGTCTCGGTCAGGCTTTTACCGAAACTGCGTCGGTCATCTTGCGGGCCGGCATCGCCATCAACGAGCAGCTGCAAAAGATCGCCATCGGCGACGCGAAGGAGCAGTTGGCGCGTGACACCGAGCAGATGCGCAACATCCTGGAAAGCCTGGGCCAAGCCAGTGATGAATATGGCAAGCGCATGCGCCAGTCGATGCAGGGCGCGGCGGAATCCGCTGGCATGGCGCGGGAAGGTTTCGCGGGTCTGGCTGGTGGTATGCAAAGCGCCGGGACACAGGCGGCCAGCACCAGCGCTGCCATGGCCAACGTCGCCAACCAGCTGCAGAAAGCCGCTGAGGCCAACGCCTCAGCGACCGCCGCGCAGCAAAAAAAGGCCCAGGCGGATGCCGACTCCAAGGCCGCGGCCGAAGCGCATAGCCAGGCTATCGCCACGCTGCGCCAGGAGTATGCAGACCTGATTGCGCAGGGCAACGTGCAGGCCGCCACAGAGAAGTTTCTGGAGCTGGAAAAAGCGCTCACGAAAACGGCGGACGCCGGCAAGGACGCGGCGGAAAAAGCGAAGCTGGTGGAGGCGGCTTTCACCAACTTGGGCGTCACCAGCAGCGCCGCGCTCGCGCAGACCGCCGAAACGTTCAAGCGCTCCTACCAAACCATCCGCGACTCCGGGACGGCGACGGCGCGTGATCTTGAGGAGGCCTTCAAGAAAGCGGCAGAGGCGGCGATCAACGCTGGCGACGGTGTGGCGCCCTCCTGGGTCAAGGCAGAGGCTGCCGTGCGCGGCTACAAAGTCGAGGTGGACGGCGCCGGCAAGGCCACGCTGGTGGCCATGAAGGACGGCAAGGCCGCTACGGACGCAGCAGGCGCGGCGGCACGCAATGCGGGCGCCGGGTTCGCCTCCATGGCGGACAAAGTGACGATGGCCAAGGACGCCCTGCGCCTCATGGGTATCGAGGCCGACCACGTGTCCGAGAAGGTGCAGAACCTGATCGCCAACGGCCAGATGCTGGCGGGCGCCTTCCAGCAGCGCCAGGACAACTGGAACCGGGACCTGGACAAGTCCAAATACATGAACCGCGGCAACACCGGTCCGCTGGACCAGGTGCCCACGTTCAATTCGACCGAGGAAGCCGACGTCTGGAAGCGTGAATGGCTGGCCGAGTGGCAGCGCAAGAACCCTTTCACGACCAAGCTCGGGGGCATGGGGTCCTACATGAAGGACACCGTGATGGCCGAGTGGGAGGCCGAAATGCGCGCGGTGAAGACGCGCATGGCCATGCAGGACGCCGTGAAAAAGCCCGACGGCGGTGGCACGCCCGGCGGGGGCGGCGGCGGTGGTGGTGGTGGCAACCAAGGCATCGACCGCATCGTCAACGTCTACATCAACACCAACAGCCGCGCTTACCCCGTCCCCACCAACCAGCAAGGGCAGCAAAGCCTCGAGGCCATGGGCCGCGACTTCGTGAGCGAGCTCGAGCGCAGCAAGTGGATGTCTGGAAGGTAGTACGCATGCCCGCGCCCCACACCCACACCCTCGCCGCCATCGACCTGCCGCGCTCGCTGCTGTGGGTGGACGAATTCGACTGGTCCGCCCCGCTGCGCGCGCATGAGTACTCGATTACTGGTGCGCTGATCGTGGACCAGGCCGTGCGCCAGGCCGGCCGGCCCATCACGCTGCAGGGCGTGGCCGACCACGGCTGGGTGCGCCGCGACGCACTGCAACAGCTCCATGCGCTGGCCAACACCGCCGGCGGGCCGCTGCCGCTGACCTTGGCCGATGGCCGCACGTTCTCGGTGCGCTTCGCGCCCGACGACCCGATCCGTGCCGAGCAAGTCAGCCGCGCCGAGCTGCCGCCCGCGCACTACCCCTACATCGTCACCGTGCGCTTGGTGACTGCCTGACCGAACACGAGGACCCGACACCATGCCCCTGCTCGCCGGAGACATCCGCTTCGCCCGCTCGGCCAACATGGCCGACGTGCCCGAGGGCGGCGGCCCGCCGTCTGCGCAGCTGCTGACCAGCGGCAAGTCCAACGAGATTTTCCCGGACGTATCCGAGGAAACCCGCACCGTCGGCCGCGTGGAGATTTACCAGATCTTCGGCATCCTGCGCAACCTGGACCGCGACCCGCTGCTGGGCGCCAACGTCATCATCGCCGAGCCGCCAGCCGATCCGAACGTCAGCATCACCATGCTGAGCCTCAAAAACCCGTTCGCCACCCGCGCCGAGATCGCGCGGCGCATCGAGAGCGGCATGACCGCCGGGTCGGAGTGGGGCGGCTACCTGCTGGAGAACCACTTCGAGACCATGCGGGCGATCCAATTGCTGCAGCGCCCCGGCATGCCCCCGCCCTCCGTGGGCAAGACCTACATCCTGGTGTACCAGGAGGGCCTGAGCGGCGAGCGCCGCCAGCGCGTGCGCATCAAGTCCGTGGACACCCAGACGCGCGTCTACACCGAGATCGTCAACAACCAGCTGATCGACTTCGAGGCGCAGGTGAGCACCTGCGAAATCTTCGACGGCCTGCTGTACGACTTCCCCGGCTCACCCCCGTCGCGCTACTTCGCGCGCGACACCACCAAGACCCGCGTGCGCGAGACCATCTACAGCGACGGCGGCATGTTCTATTCCGCCAGCCGTCTGACCGCGGCGACGACGCTCGTGGACACGTGGATCCAGACCAGCGGCATCTACAGCCAGATCGTCCCCAACAGCCGCACCGAGGCCGCCAGCGTGGACCAGCGCCCGGCCGCGCGCCGCACCATCGTACTCGCCGAGGCGCCGCGCCGCGTGGAGGTGGGCATCACCCCGCACACGCAGCGCTTCAAGATCGCCGAAGAAAACGCCGGCCTGACCTACGTGTTCCAGTGCCAGCCGCTGCCCGAGCCCGGCACGCTGCTGATCGACTACTGGGCCCTGGGCCAGCGCTACACCATCGCCGACGATGGCGAGGGCAAGCTGACGGGGCAGGGCGGCGGCGCGGTGAGTTACCTGACCGGCGCCGTGTCGGTCACGCTCAAGGCGGTGCCGGACATCGGCTCGATGATCACCCTGAGTCATGGGGCGCGCACGGCGTACACCAACCGATCGGCGCAGGGGGCGGCAGTGCGTGCGCCCGAGTATTCGTGGGTCATCGAGAGCGAGCTGGGCGACGCCGTGGCGCCCGGGTCACTGGTCATCACGTACACCAGCGCGGGCCAGGTGCGCACGGTGACCGACAGCGCCGGCAAGCTGCAGGGCGACGGCACGGGCGTCATCGACTATCCCAGCCGCACGGTGCTGCTGCGGCCCACGTTCATGCCGGACCCGGGCGCGCAACTCCAGGTGGTGTGCAGCCTGGAGGCCGTGGTGACGGATGTGGTGCCGGCAGGACCGCCTGCGCCTGACCCGGGCGGGTTCGTCACCTTTTCGCTATCTCAGCAGCCTGCCGCCGGCACGCTGCAGGTGCAGTGGATCACGGCGCGTGAGACCAGCAACACCAGCGGCGGCAAGCTGACCGTGGGCAAGCCTTACCCCGTCGGCGGTGGCGGCGGCGGCGGCACGGTCACGGTGCCCTATATGCCGCCACCGAACGACCCGGGCACGCCGAGCGCACCGCCCAGCACGCCGGAGCCGCGTTATCGCTTCCGTGTGGACTTCCTCGCGCAAAACCCCGCGCCGGGCGGCCAGCCGCTCGAATACGTGGTGCTGCGCTCGGTGGGCGACTTCGCCACCGCGGCTGCCGCGGCCAACGCCATGGACGCAGCCTTCGCCGCCGGGCCGATCCCTGCGGGCACGCAGGTCGGGGACGTGCTGACGCTGGCGGGCCACCAGATGCGGGTGGACCAGGCCGGCGATACCTACGGCCGCCCGACCAACGTACCGGCGGATTTCCCGCAGATGAAAACCGTGATCTACCCGTCGGCCCCCCTCCCGGGCTTCGGGTCCGCATAAGAGGGCGCGCACATGGCAAACAGCGAAGTGGGCGTGTTCCGCCCCATCACCATCAGCACCTCGCCGACCAGCAATGCGCTCGTGACAGAGGAAACCAAGGTCACCGAGGACGGCCGACAGATCGTGCTGCACACCGCCACGGACGACGGCGCCGGCAATTTCCTGAACGGCCTGGGCACCGTGAACTACACCGGAAAGCAGGTGTCGCTCAAGGTCGTGTCCTTCGACCGCCGAACGGAGAGCTACCAGAGCGACCACGAAAACCCCGAGGACTTCCAGCGCGCCGTGGACGGCCAGGGCAGCAGCGGGCGGGCAATCAAAGGCTCGCAGTACAGCACCGCCGCCGTGGGCGAGGAGCTGTTCGCAGGATCGTCCTTGGTCGCGCGCTACCGCGTGGGAGCCGGCGCGCCCCGGGCCGTCACGCAGACCTACACCCCGCCGGCCGTCACGTTCGACCTGGCACCCTACACCAACCAGCGCATCGTGCCCGGCAGCGTGCAATTCCGCTGGATGGGCCAGACCTATGTGGACTTCGAGGGCCGCATCTACCGCGACCGCACGGGCATCAACCCCGGCATCCTGAGTGGCACCATCGACTACGCGCTGGGCACCGTGCTGATGTCGGACTACGTGGTCGGCGGCACCGGCCCGGCGGATTTTCAGTTGCAAAGCCTGTGGACACAGGCGCAGGACTGGAACACCGCCAGCGTGTTTTTCAACACCGAAAGCGCCCCGCTGCGCCCCGGGCCCGGCGGCTTGGTGCTGACGGTGGTGGACACGCGCGGCAACACGCTGACGGCCAACGTCAACGCGCAGGGCGGCATCACCGGCCCGCACATGTGGGGGTCAGTCGATTTCTCGCGCGGCGGCGTGCAGCTGCAGTTCGGTGACTTCGTGCTCGACGCGGACCTGACGGCCGAGGAAAAAGCCGAATGGTGGTACAGCGCATCGGACGTGGGCGCGGTGGAGCCCGGCAAGGTATGGCGCCCATGGCCGGTGGACCCGGCCACGATGCGCTACAGCGCGGTGAGCTACATCTACCTGCCCGTCGATGCGTCGCTGATGGGCATCGACCCCGCAGCCCTGCCGCCCGATGGCCGCGTGCCCTTCGCCCGGCCCGGCGACACCTGCGTGATCGGCTTCACGCACGGCGGCCCGGCGTTCACCCCGTCGGTCGGCCAGAACTACAACGTCGGCCACCAGCGCCTGAGCTTCGTGCAGGTGCTGGACAGCGTGACGGGCGAGGAGATTCGCACTGGCTACACGCACGACCTGGACGCCGGCACGCTGACCTTCACGGACCTGACGGAGTACCCCAGCCAGGTCAAGGTGGTCGGCCGCACGGAGGTGTACCGCCAGATCGCCGAGGTGCGCATCGACGGCAAGGTGCGCCTGACGCAGCCCATCGGCTACGCCTTCCCCGTGGACGCGGTTTTCTCGACAGCGCTGCGCCAGGGCGACCGCTTCGCGCGTGTCACGCGGGTGTATGACCAGGCGAGCTGGACTGGCACCAAGTGGTATGACGGGGTCGACCCGGAGGTCGGCGAGGCCGCGGCTAACTACAACGCCAACGGGCATCCGATCGAGCTGAATAACCGAGGTGCAATCACCGAACGCTGGGCCATGCGGCTCAAGACCGGCGGCACCACTTTCGACCTGTACGGCCAGCACCTGGGCCTGATCGCCAGCGGCTCCATCAATGAGGATTTCTCCCCCATGCACGGGGCCGCGGGAGTGCCGTATTTCACGGTGCGCGCAGCGGGCTGGGGCAGCGGCTGGGCCGCGGGCAACACGGTTTTCTTCGACACCGTGGGCGCCGAGTTCCCCATCGACCTCGTGCGCACGGTGCAGCCCAGCAGCCCGGCCGGCATCGACGACAACTTCTGGCTGGTGCAGCGCGGCGATGTCGATCGCCCACCATCCAGCAGCCTCTGAAAGACCCGCCATGTCCTACCCCGTCCACTACATCAACGAGTCCATGCGCGGCGCGCCGCAGCTGTCTGGCACGCGCGGCACGCTGATCGCTCTGCTCGATGCGTTCCTGGTCACAGGCTTCGGCCAGGTCACGGCCAACAGCGTGACCGTGGCAGGGGGCGTTGCTACCGCGTCGCTGCAGCCCAGTCAGGGCTTTTCGCTGCATGCCAACGTGCTGATCGAGGGCGCGACGCCGGCGGCGCTCAACGGCGTGTCGCGCGTGATCGAGGCGACCGAAACGTCGATCAAGTTTCCCACCACCGCGCCCGACGGCGCCGCCACCGGCACCATCACGATCAAGGTGGCGCCGGTGGGCTGGCAGAAGGCCTACAGCGCCGCCAACAAGGCGGTGTACCGCAGCACCGACGTGCAGGGCGCGCGGCACTATCTGCGCGTGGACGAGACAGGCACGGCCAACCTCGCGCGCGTACGTGCTTTTGAGTCCATGACGACGATTGACGCCGGCACAGGCCTGTACCCCACTAACGCGCAGGTGAATGGCGGCGGGTACTGGCCCAAAAGCACCCAGGCCAACGCCTCGCCTGTGCAGTATGACCTCATCGCCGATTCAAGGTTTTTTCTTCTGCGCGTGGCGCCGGCGTATGTGGATAACCCCGTATATATCGCAGGGTGTTTTCGTGGTTTTGGTGATCTTTTGGCCTTGAAGTCAGCGGGCGACATATTCGCCTCCTGCTTGTCGTGCGGCGGTGCCAATACCGCTAGCGACCAAATATCCACTTCGGGTGGACTTGAGCAGCCAATGGCCCCTGGCTACGGGGTTGCGTACGCGGCGCGATCTTATACAGGCGTCGGCACTGCAATAGCGTTGGACGTAAAGCCTTACGTTGGGCAAAGCGGCTACTTGTCGGGCGCAGACCTCACGCTTGGCGCCCATCCCAGTCCTATCGATGGCACGTTGAAATTCAGTCAGCGCTTCCTGCACGAAAGTACAACTGCCCCTAGAGCGGTGATGCCTGGGCTGCTGCACGTGCCGCAAACCAACGTGCTGTCTTCGGGGATACAGCCGCGCGATTACATCGAGGGAGCGGGATCTCTAGCAGGGCGAATGCTCATAGCGTTACCGATCACCGCTTATGCCCAAAGCGAGCCGCAAGGCCTCTCTTTCGTGGACATCACGGGTCCCTGGAGGTAAGCGGGTGGCCAAGGTCATCACACCCAACACCCTGATGGGGTTGGCGTTCAGCCGCCAGGACTACCGCCAGGCGCTGCCGACGACGGGCCAGGTGCGCGACCGCGTCATGGTCAAGCTGACGCCCAGCGCATCGGAGACGCCATTCGTCGGCGGCCGCGTGTGGCTGCTCCGTCTGGCAGACGGATACAAGGCGTGGGAGGGATGGAGCGACCAGGACGGTTATTACACCGCCACCGGCCTGGAGCTGGGCGTGGAGTACATCGCCGTGGGCATCGACCCCTACCGCGATCACAAGGCCACCGGGGCCGGCCCGGTCGTAGCGACGGAGCCCGCACCGTGAACGTCACCCGCGACCACCGCGCTGCGCGCAACCAGGCCAGCATCGACTTGGCTGATGCTGGCGGTGCGCCATCGAGCATTAAGCTCTATGACGCGCCGGGCGGCACGCTGCTGGCCGTACGCTCGTTGGCTACGCCGTGCGGCGTTATCACGCCAGAGGGCCGCATCAGTTTGCAGGGCGCGAGCACCAGCGACATCGTGCAGGCATCCGGCGCAGCGACATGGGGCGAATGGTGCGACGGCGCCGGAGCTGCCATTGCCAGCGGCGCGGTGACAGACGCGGCCGGCGTCGGGCCCTTCAAACTCGCGGGCACCAGCGGCACCATGCTGTACGCAGGCGGCCTGCTGCTGCTGGTGTCGCCGGCATTGCTGGGGTGACTGTGTGCCCGATGACGCACTTGTCTTTCGCACTCCTGACGACGGCGGGGGTACGCTGCACCTGGGCATTCAAGATGCCGCGCCAGCGCCCAGCAATGCGCTGGTGTTCGACACGCCGGCCAGCGGCTCCGGCCGCCTGGTGTTCGGAGACGCGGGCGGCGGCGAAGGTCCTCCTCCCGACGGCCACCTGGGTATCGACGCAGACCTGCCGGGACTGGGCTCGCTTACGCTGGGCGTCGGCGCAGGTGTCGGCTTGGATGCGGCGCTGCCGGGCCTGGATGGATCGCTCACGGTGTCGTGGGATGCCAACGTCAGCCGAGGCGGCCTGCGCCACGGACTGGACGCCCACTGGCAGCAGGGTGCGCCCGTCGCCGGGGGCGCGCGCGAGCGATGGCGTGAGGCAGCCAGTGTCCGTCTCGGCACGCAAGGCCGCTGGCAAGAGGCTGCGCCCCTGCACGCCGCCGCCGCGCTTGCATGGCGTCAATCCGACCGACTGCGGGCCGCGTTGCACGCCGCCTGGCAGCAGGCTGCATCCGCGCGCCACGCTGCCCGCCAGCACTGGCAGGAGACCGAGCGCCTGCGCGCTGCCTTCGGGCAACACTGGCAAGAGGCCATGCCGCGCCGCGCCGCGGTGCGCCAGCACTGGCAGGAGATGCTGCACCTGCGCGCTGCCGTCCGCTACCACTGGCAAGACGGCCGCCCCGCGCGCGCCACGGCCACCGGCCGCTGGCAGCCGGCCCTGCCGGTGCACATCCATCTGGTGCCCCACTGGCAAGAGGCCCGCCGCCCGCCCGTGGGCGTCTCGCGCATCCCGCCGCCCCCCGTGCGCCCGCCGTGCTACGACCCGGCGCGCCTCGGGCTGCTGGTGTTCGACACGCCGTACACGGGCGACGGGCGCCTGGTGTTTGTTTGCCACCGCGCGGGGCCTGGGCCTGACCCTGAGCCGGCGCAGTGGGTCATCCCTGTTCTGGAGGTTTATGTGACCACGCACAGCCTTGACGCCGTGCTGCTGCCCAGCTTGGAGCCTGTCGCCCTGCTCGGCGCGAGCATCGAATCCGACGACGGCGGCTTCGGGTGGAGTCTGCAAGCCACTGGCAAGGAGCACCTGCTCGACCAGCTCGCGCCCGTCGCCGGCCTGCCGGCGCGCGTGCGCGTCACCGTAGATGGCCACGACTGGGTGTTTGCCATCGAGCGCATCGGCCGCACCCGACGTTTTGGCGAGCACCGCGCCAGCATCCAGGGCCGCAGCACCACGGCGCTGCTGGGCGACCCGTACATGCCCGCGCAGTCCTGGCTCAACGGGTTGCAGATCACCGCGCAGCAGGCCGTGGCGCAGGCGCTGGAGTTCACGGGCACTGCCCTGGACTGGGGCATCGACGACTGGACGCTGCCCGCCGGCGCCTGGAGCTTTGCCGGCACGCCCCTGCAGGCCGCACTGCGCGTGGCTGAGGCCGCCGGCGCCGTGCTGCGCAGCCACCCCACCGAGCAAAAGCTGATCGTGCGCCCGCGCTACCCGGTCCTGCCGTGGGAGTGGGGCACGGCCGTACCCACGCTGCAGATGCCTGCGGACATCATCACGACCGACGATCTGCAGCCCGAGCCACGTGCGCCCTACAACGCCGTCTATGTCGTTGGCATGGCCGGAGGTATCAAGGGCCATGTGCGCCGCGCTGGCGGGCCTGACAACCTGTTCGCCCCGCAGGTGACCGACCAACTGATCACCGCCGAGGTCGCCGCCCGCATGCGCGGCAGTGCCGAGCTGTCCGCCGCCGGCAAAAAACTGATGCAGACCATGACGCTGCCCATGCTGACCGACAGCTGGTCCCCTGGCCCCGTGCTGCCCGGCTGGCTGGTGCACGTCGATGACATCGGTCACAGCTGGCGCGGCCTGGTGCGCTCCATCCGCATCGACGCCGGCATGCCCACCGTGCGCCAGACCGTGCAGGTCGAAAGGGTCGCCGCA